AAGCAAGAGGTTCTTGTGGAAGGGCATAACCTCACAAATGGAGCTGACTCCATCAAATTGGCTCTATACACCTCATCGGCAACGCTTGGAGCTGGAACGACAGTTTATGTCACAACTGGACAAAGTTCTGGCACTAATTATTCTGCTGGCGGTCAAGCACTCACAAATGTAACACCAGCTTTATCTGGCAGTACAGCTGTGTGTGATTTTGCAGACGAAGTTTTTTCAACTGTAACTGTGACAGCCAGAGGATGCTTGCTCTATAATTCCACAAATTCAAATAAGGCATTGTGTGCCGTTGATTTCGGGGGGGATAAAGCTTCGACAGCGGGTGATTTTACAGTTGTGTTCCCTTCCGCCACGGCTACTGGAGCAATTATTAGATTAGCTTAGTCTATGGTAAACTTTTACCAAATAAGAGAGTTTATCAATGCCATTAGCAAAATTTAATTTTAAAGCTGGGATCAACAAAGAAGAAACTGACTATTCTAATGAAGGTGGTTGGGTTGATGGCAACCTTGTTCGATTTCGCAAAAGTCGTGTAGAAAAAATTGGTGGATGGATAAAATCTACCACAAATAGCATATTAGGCAGAGCCAGAGCCTTACATCAATGGATTTCTTTGGCTGGAACACGCTATCTTGGTGTTGGAACAACACTTAAATATTATATTGAAGCTGGTGGAGAGTTCAATGATGTAACTCCTGTAAGAGCTACAACTACCAATGGTATTACTTTTGCTGCTACTAATGGTTCTTCCACTATAACAGCAACTGATTCATCACATGGTGCAGTTATTGGAGATTTTGTAACTATTTCTGGTAGCGCAAGTTTAGGCGGTCTTATTACTGCTACTGTTTTAGACCAAGAATATCAGATAGCTACTGTACCTAGCACAAATACCTATACTTTCACGGCAAAAGATACAGATGGAGATGAAGTGACCGCCAATGCATCAGATAGTGGAAATGGCGGTGCTGGTGTTGATGGTGTTTATCAGATAAATGTAGGACTAGATGACTATGTGCAAGGAACTGGTTGGGGTACAGGAACTTGGGGAGCAAGTACATTTGGTTCAGCAACAGGTTTAAGTGCATCTAATCAGCTCAGAATATGGACCCATGATAATTTTGGCGAAGATTTAGCCATAAATGTAAGAGCTGGTGGCATATATTATTGGACTGAAGATGATGGATTATCTACCAGAGCTGTTGCTTTAAGCGCATTATCTGGCGCAAATTTAGCTCCAACAGTAGGTTTACAGGTCATTACATCAGAAACTGACAGGCATATGATTGTTTTAGGAGCTGATCCTGTTTCATCTGGCTCAAGAACTGGAACAATTGACCCAATGTTAATTGCCTTTAGTGACCAAGAATCTGCGATTGAATGGGAAGCATTAAGCACTAATACTGCTGGTTCCTTGCGCTTATCAAGTGGTTCACAAATAGTTGGTGGCTTAAAAGCTAGACAAGAAATACTTATTTGGACTGATAATGCCATATATGCCATGAATTTTATTGGTCCACCATTGACTTTTGCTGTCAATTTAATCAATGAAGGTGCTGGATTAATAGGTCCTAAAGCATGTGTAAATACTCCTAGTGGCATATTTTTCATGTCTAAAACAGGTTTTTATTTTTATAATGGCGCAATTAAAAAAATGGAATCAACAGTTCAAGAGTATGTATTCCAAGATTTAGATATAAATCAAGCCTATAAATGTCATTTAGCTCTTAATAGTGAATTTGGCGAAGTATGGTTCTTTTATCCATCCATAGAAGATGGAACCAAAGAAATATCCAGATACGCTATTTATAATTATGAAGAAGGTTTATGGTCAATTGGGTCACTTGTGCGCTATGCATGGATTGATGCTGGTGTGCGGAACACACCACAAGCAACTGGTGTTGATAGTAGCACCTATTATTTATATGACCATGAATCTGGATTCAATGCAGATTCAGACCCAATGGATAATGTTTATATACAATCAGCTGACTTTGATTTTGGCGAAGGCGAAACCTTAGCCTTTATTAAACGCATCATACCTGACATAAAATTTGTTAATGATGTTGGCACAAGTCCAAATGGTGCTGTTAATGTGGTTTTGAAGAAACGAGATTTTAATGGAGAAAGTTTAAGCACTGACAGTACAAGCCAAGTAACTTCAAGCACTACACAGAGTTATGTTCGCGCAAGAGGAAGGCAGTTTGTGCTTAGATTTGAGTCTGATGATGATAATTCAGATGGTGATAGAAAGGATTATAAGTGGCGATTGGGAGCAACTAGAATGGATATTCAGCCATCAGGTAGGCGAGGTGCATGAGCAAATTACTTGAAACAAGACTACCCTTGGCAGAAGGCATTGAACTAACGCCAGAGCTATTTAATCGTTTAGTTAGAATATTAGAAATAAATTTAGGTGCTATTGACCCTGATAAAACGCCTAGTTTTAATGCTACTGAAATTTCTCAATTGCAGTTTGCAACAGGAAGTATTATATTTAACACTACAAATAAGATTCATCAGGCTTTTGATGGCACAGCTATGAGGAATTTGTATGAACATCAAACTTACCCATCAGGTGTGGGTATAACTTCAGCAATAGGGAGCGTTACAATAACGACTTAATATGCCAATAAGCGAAGAATTACAAAGAAGAATAGCTGGGTTCACAGGTGGGTCAATTTCTGATGTAGAAAAATCTATAATGCCAACAATACCAGCAGTTGGTACAGGAGTAACTTCTGACGAAGAAATGCAACTCTTGCAACAGGCTGAAGCTGAAAGTGGTGCGCCATTTACTGCTGAAGAAAGAGAGTCAGCCTTACTACAAATCCAAAATATGCTTAAAATGTCGCAAGCTCCTTATTATGAGCAAGCACAACAAATAGCTGGTCTAGGTAGCGGAGTTGATACTTCTTTAATACATGCTGAAGCTGGTGACACAGTTATACCACCAGATGTTTTAGGAGATGACCCACAGCTAGAATCTTATTTAGAACAAAAATTTATTGATTACAATATTGATCCAGAATCAAGAGTGGTTGGCTCACCAAAAGGAATTATGAGTTTAGATACTGGGTTACAAGAAATGGGTTTCTTCAAAAAAGTAGGTAAGTTCTTGAAGAAGGTGGTTGCACCAATAGCTAAGGTTGCTCAATTTATACCCGGACCTTGGATGGGTCCAGCAGCATTAATAGCTAAAGCAGACACAGTAAGAAATGTAGTAAGAGGGGATGCAAACCCATTGGCATTATTATCAGTAGCTGGACCTTTAGCTGTAGGACCATCAATCAAAGATTCTATTGCTGGCATAAAAGGTTTATCAACAGCAGCTGGCGGTTCTGGCGGTTTTCTCTCAGGGTTAGGAGAAGCTATTAGACAAACACCCGGTGCAATTGGAAGTGGAATAACCAGCTTAGTACAAAACCCAATGGGAAGTATTGGTAATTTATTTAAGTCAAGAAATCCAGATGATTATATTGAAGCTGGCGGTGTTGGTAGTGGAAATTGGGTAAATAAAATTACAGGAGAAGCGTTGCCAAAAGGAATTACTGATCCAACTCAATTAATGGCTAGGTCTGGTTCTGGCATACAATCTTTAACCAAAGGATTACAGGGCAGTCTATTTGGAACAGAAGGAATGGCTGGCGGTCTGGAAGCTGGCACAGGAGTAGATGCTGGAAATTTTGTAGATCAACAAGGTAATGTTTACAGTAAAGAACAAATGCAAGGAGCTGGTTTAGTTGACCAATCTGGTAATTTAGTACAACAAGCATCTGGTCAGTTTAAGTCCACAGGAACAGGAACAGGAACAGGAACAGGAACAGCAGCAGCTAAAGGTTCATTTTTAAGTAATTTGTTAGGTGGATCAGGTGGATCAGGCGGTATGGGCGGTTTAGCTGGATTAACCTTAGCTGGCGGTTTAGCTGGAACATTAGGCAAACTGGCTTATGATGAAGCTAAGAAAGATAAAGGTGTGCAAATGACACCATTTACCAGTATGGATGCGACAGGCAGATACAACATAGAAGCTGAACTTGCTAGAAGGATGGGTCAACAAGCACCTAATCCTGTTGAGTTTGGTTTATTGCCAGCTGGAACTTTTCCAACATTAAGCGGTGGACAGCCAATGGAACAGCCAATGCAAGCTAGATATGGTGGACCTGTCATGGCATATGCAGATGGTGGCGATGTTTCAATGGAAGAATTTGAAAAAATGAATGGTGGTATCAATGGTGAAGGCACTGAAACCAGCGATGAAATCCCAGCCATGTTATCAGATGGCGAATTTGTAATGACAGGTCAAGCTGTAAGAGGTGCTGGTAAGTATGAAATGGAAACAGGTGAGGGTGGTATTATAAGTTTAGTACCATCTTTAGATGAGGACAGAGAACGTGGCACTAACTTGATGTATCAAATGATGGAAGCATTTGCTGGTCAAGCTATGCCAGCATAGGAGAACATAATGCCACAAGGTATCGGTACATATGGTAGTCAGGTTGGCAGACCTAAAAAATATGATGCTGGTGGTGATGTAGATACCACTATGATGAATTACTTTCCACAAAGAAAGCCAATGAGTGTGCCTTCTTTGACAGGTGTTCCAGCAATAGATGCATATAATCAAAACCTAGCTGGTGTTACAGCTGCTCCAGTTAGAGTGACTCCATTTAGTCCTTCACCAAGGACTTCAGTTCCAGCTCCAGTACCTACAGTACCAACAGCTCCAGTACCAACAGCTCCAGTACCAACAGTACCAACAGCTGCTCCTACAGTACCTACAGTACCAACAGCTCCAGTACCAACAGCAGTAGCACCACCTACTACGCAGTTAGCACCTTATACTGGTGCTGGTAATGTAGCTGATCCAAACTACATTAGTGGAATTAACAGAGTTGAAACTGGCTTAGATGCAACTACAAAACAAATGTTGTTTGGTTTAGATGGCAAAGGTGGATTTATCCCCGGTGCTATGCAAGCAGCTGAAAGCACTTTCTTTAATCCAGATGGTACACCAAGAGTTGTTGACCAAACTGTTGCTGGCTTTACTCCAGACCAACTACAAGCCATGCAAATGGCTAGAGAGCAAGCTGGAATACAAGATAGATATTTGACAGGCGCAGAGGAAGCATTTAGGTCTGGATTAGGCGCATTAGAAGGTGGTAGAAGTGGATTCTTTAATCGTTTAGGTGAATCAGAAGATTTGCTAAGACAAACAACTGGTGCTTATGACCCAAGTATGACTCAAAAATACTTTGACCCATTTGAAGATAAAGTAGTTCAACAAAGCATAGAAGATATTAGAAAATATGGCGCACAACAAGATATTTCAGATACAGCTAGAGCAATAGGAAGCGGTGGTTTATCAGCTTTTGGTGAAAGAGCTGGTAAGTTTGCTGGTGAAAGAGCAGCTGGTAGAGAACGCGGTTTGATGGAAGCCATAGCTGGCATAAGAAGCGGTGGTCTTGATAGAGCTAGACAATTTGGTATGTCTGAGTTTGAAAGACAACAACAAGCAAGAAGGCAAGCTGCTTCTGGCTTGGGTGGATTTGCTGCCAATAGATTTGGTGCAGATCAAACATTAGGTGGTGCATATACTGGCTTTGGCTCAGGTTTAGCTGGCTTAGGTGGAATGCAACAACAAGCTGGCGCATTTGATATTAACCAATTATTAGGTTCTGGTGGAATGCAACAAGCGTTAGCACAACAACAAGCAGAAGCTCAGAGAGCTAATTTGTTACAAGCGCAACAAGCACCATTGGCTCAATACCAAGCATTAGCACCATTTATAAGCATGGCTCCAGCTGGTCAATTCCAAACAAGTACGCAGTTTGCACCACAACCAAGTGCATTACAGACAGGCTTGGGTGTTGGATTAAGCGCATTAGGTGGTATTGGCTCTTTCTTAAATCCAAGAACAACATAAAATGGCTATTGGCAGACCACAAATTCCTTCTCAAATTGATGCTTTCGCACCGGGTGGAGATGTTACAGTAAATGCTGGATCACCAACATTTACACAAGCTCATGCAGATGAATTAGCGAGATTGCTAATGATACAAAGAGAAGCAAAACAAATGGATTACCCTTCTAATGTTGAAAAATACAAAACTAGATTGGGCGAATTTGCTGAACCAACAGCAAGGATGAATATATATGACTTTGCATCAGAGTTAGGTGCTGGTTTGTTATCTACGCCCAATACAGGTGGTGCATCAGCTTTTACTGGATTAGGCGTTGGTTTTAATAGAGCTTCAGAAAGAATGCGTAATGCTGAAGCTGAAGATAGAAAAATGCGACAACAAGTTGGTATGCAAGCAGCTCAAATGGCAATGCAAGATGAAAAAGGTGCATTGGACTATTTAAGACAAATAGAATTAAAAAATATAGATTATAAAAACAAACGTGGTGATTTACTTACTTTTGAATACACTGACAAAGATGGCGTAGTTCATAAACAAACAGTTCGAGATAATTATGCTAATGACGATATTATTGATGACCTTATACAGAACAAAGGTGCGATAGAAGTTAAAACACCTAGCAGTGAAGTCAATTTAATTACAGGTCAAGTATCAAAAAGAGATGAAAAGGCTATAGATGCACAATATAAAATGGAAGAAGAAATATTTGCTAAAAGGAAAGCTGGTATTTCTTCCATAGCCAATGTCGATGAAGCATTAGCGATTGCAACAAGATTGGGAGTAGATAATTTTGGTGCTGTTGAAAGTTTAACAATGTACCCTAGAAAATTAATTGATGCTCTCGGAAAAAAAGATTCAGAAGTTATTGGCGATCAAATATTGCTAAATCAAATATCTATGGGATTTACCATGGATATAGTAAGCAGAACAAAGGGTGCTATATCAAACAGGGAAATGGAATTATTTATACAAGCATCACCGGGTCT